CTGGCATGAATGGGAGTTAGACAACGGCAAGTGTAAGATGTGCGTCGTTAATGAATGTCGACACACTAATGTTGATGTTGCATCACATGAATTATTTTTATACAGTTCTAACCCTAGAATAATTGTGCATTATGTTTGTTTAGATTGCGAACTGTGCTGGACAAAGACATTCAAATTAGAAAATGGAGTTAGATCCAAGTTGACCCACGAAGAGGTTAACACTAGTGATATTTGGCAGGATGTGCAAGTATGAAGAAAGTAGGCAGACCAAGAAAACCATCAGCAGAAAAAAAAGAGATCATATCTGTTAATCTTACTGCTAGTTTGATTCAAAAATTAAATCATGATTTATCTTGGTCACAATCACGATCAGAATGGATTGAAAAAGCCATAAAAGAAAAGTTGTACATTATTTCTGATGCCGCACCCGCAGTTGTAGACACAAAAACAAAAAGTTTAGCGGCAGCATTAGCAAGACGAGAAGATTGTCCTAACTTTGTTGTTCGCGCAATAGTTTCTCAATACGGCTGGATTGATGATCCGCACTTTGAAAATCTAAAGTAATGTGGCAATCTGTGGGAATTGTAACAAGACAATTAGATATAGTAACCTTTCACACCATACGATCCGTTCGTTTTGTTCCTTGTCAATTTTTTTCATAGGCACAACACGTTTCCATTATCATCATATTTAATAGGCGGCCATTGTGGGCGGATAGCACCAGCAACTAACCCTTCATTAAGATAAAGTCTAATCCAGTCGGGAACATCTCCGGTACCCATTGCTGTAGGATTATCAACCATTTGACGTGCAGATTTAACTTGGTCACGCAATAAAGTAGGGTCGCTCATGTCTTCATCATCTCTATCAGCCATATTTAACCAGAAATTGACTAAACTTTGACCTTCGATCATTCGTTCTGGTCGAGTTCCACCATATTTCCAGAATGGTGCTATTTGTCCCACGTTACGTGCAGGGGGTATTGAACGGCCTAAAGTATCAATACGGGCTGTCATCATTGTCATGCGCTCTCTTAGCAATCCTATACCATGTTCAACAGAATCAATCGGTGTTGAATCCATAGCAGCATAGAAAGAAAGCATAACGTTAGTTACGTTTTCTTCAGATTCACCATTAAATAAAACGGTCAAATATAATGTATCACTGTAAAAGTTGAATGTTGGTCTAGCAGCCAAAAAGTTGTTTGGGAATTCATTGACAGTGGGTGCGCCTGCTGGTACTAATCTCCCTGCGCCAAATTGTGCTTTATACAATATATTTTCATTATATGCCGGAACTATTCCTTGGTCGCCATTGGGGGCGCCTAATGGATTAAACATGTCAGTATAGATCAACGGTAATGGAGTCAAATAAAAAGTAGCGGATTCGTATCCGCTTCCAATTGAATCAATGTAAAAATCACAATGCTCTAGTTTATGCCTCATACCTTTAGTAACATTAATTTTCTTTTGTAGTATTCCAAAACCATTGACATCTAAAGTTAGACCACTAGGTAGACCAAAAGTGTTAGGGAATTGTTGTATTGTTATACCATCTCTTAATTCTGTGATCGGCATTACTTCTTACCCCCTTTCTTTGACTTTTTGTAAGCCCTAGCCATTGACTTAAGATTTAATCTACCTTTCATTTTACCGGACTTAAACTTAATTTGGTTTTTCTTTTGCTTCATGTATCGATGCCAACCAGTTTTTTTAACGCGCTTTGGTTTCATATCCATAGCCTCAGACATAACGGCTTGCTGTACATCTTGTACATTGCCACCAGTTGGCATGATAGTTTCACCGGCGCGCATATAGATTTGAAAAGCGGGGGAACCTTGTATCAAACTTGCTTGATAAGCGGGAATCGCTATCATATCAACCGGTAAGATTGTATTCTGATCGGCTAAGAACCAACCAGCCAAACCGCCACCAATAGCACCGGGAACTCCGCCAAAAGCAGAACCAACTAAAGCACCCTCAGCCGCGTTAATATATCTATTATCAAGCATCTCATCAACAATAGAAGCACCAGCACCAGCAATCAACTTCTGAACTTGTGGATTTTTTAATACAGGCTTAATAGCCTTAGATTTTGGCAAGGTAAACACCTCACAAATCTTGTGCCTGTACTAGCATCTCGTTGAGTTCTTTTTGTGTGACTGTAATAGGTTCAGCAATTAACATAATGTCAACTTCTAAAGTATCGCCTTGGATTCTGGTGCAATTATTGGCGGCAACTCCAATGAGAATATCTGTAACAACAGTGTAACCATCAGGATGTAGATCAGGAGTTCCGAATTCAAAATATGAGACTATTTGATTACCACCAACATTCTGTCCTGCTTCTTGAACCACATTGATGTAATGTTGATGTTCAACCAAAGCGAATACATTTGGACTTGCTAGCCCTACATCTGCTGCATTTTCGTAGGCTGTAGTAGTGGCAAACATCTTCAAAAATGCTACAGTTGGGGCAGTTGTTGTAGCACCTTCAACGGCAAGTTGTTGATTGAATGAACCGGTTTCTGCAGTCGCTGGATTTCTTACTTGAAATCGTACTTCTTTGACTGCTAAACCCTTCTTTTGAACAGTGTTTACATAATCACTCAAATCTATTCTTCCATAAACAACATCTAGATCACCCGAGCCATCTAGTGTAAATTGTAGTCTATCTCTCATTATTAGGTCGCTTGCTTTCTTAGCCATACCCTATCATAACAGGAAGAGGTTTATTATTCTACTTCTGTCCTTCCTCGCTATACGGGCATGTCGAAATGACGATAAAATGATTGAAAATCATGCTAAGTCATGTGTTTTGCGACCTCAATAATATTTTTATTAATCTAATTAATATACTAAAACTCCGTGGACTAACCATGGACAGCCAAATCCACGACAAAATTGTCGATTATTTGATGCAATATAGGAGTAAAATCCCGAAAACACTAGATTTAGGAGATAAATTTGCCATAGCGGAGAATTATATCTTACTCAGAAAGGTCGATGAGTTAATTCATTCTATTGATCGCTATTCTGTATTAGATAGTAAGGGGTGGATTAAGTGAGCGACGACATGTGTTCTTGTGAATGGTGTGGCTCTGACAACTGGCATGAATGGGAGTTAGACAACGGCAAGTGTAAGATGTGCGTCGTTAATGAATGTCGACACACTAA